TCGATGGTGAAGAAGGACACGACACAGTTCGACCAGGCCGCGTTCTACATCTCCAAGCAAGAGCTCTCGGCGGGCTTCAACTCCGTTGAAGTCACCATCGACGGCGCGGGCATCTGCGTTGCGGTGCCGGTGCCGGTCGTGGGGCGTGCGCTCCAGAACCAGGCAAACGTGGTGGTGGCGTAAGTGGAACAAGTGCGGGCGATCTTCATGCAACGGTACGGGCTCAGAAGTCCGGCCGACGTGCCGGATGCGCTGCAAGAGGCCATCGCCAGCGGCGACGTCGCGCAGGTGAGGGTCGTACTGGCCGGATATGAGTTGTATCCGCACTACGCCGCACTTATGGACGCCGCGCTCGCAGAAGCAGCAGAACCGGTGGTCCCTGCCGCCGTGTCTGAGGCGGCTCCTCCCCCCGAAGAGGAGCCGCCCACACCACCAAAGGCGGAACCACCGCCGCAAACGCGAAAGCGTATGGAGAGGAAGAAGTAAATGCCCGTTACACGGACGAAGAGCAGATGGATCAGCGGCAACCTGTTCTTCCTGGCACCTGCCGGGGAGGCGTCGCCGCACCACAACATCCGCAAGCGGTTTACCACCGCACAGGTGAACGCCGGCGCGGAGATTCTGCCGGCGGCGGCTGGCGTGGCCTATCGCATGACCGAGGTGAAGGTCGTTGCGGTGGGCGGTGCTGCTGCAGCGGTGACAACGGTGGACATTCTTGGCACGCAGGCAACATCTGTCGTGAAGCTCGCGGCGTTTGCGCAGGCGTCGCTGACGCAGAGCACCGAGCTGCGTGCGGGTGACACGGGCGGCACCATCCTCGCGGACGGTGCGAGCTATGCCGTGTGTGACGCGGGTGCGGCACTGACGATCGGCATCACCGGATCGGCGATGACGACGGCCACGCACATCGACGTGATCCTAGAGTTTGCGGCCGAGGGCTAGATGACGATCCACGCACAGCCCGTCACGCTGCTGACGTTCGACCCGATCACCACTGCGGTGTCGGCGTTGACTTCGACGCCTGTATCCCTGGGCCGGTGTGAAGCGCTCGCCGTAAACGCCGACTTCGCCTACGGCGCTGGCGGTACCACCGCAAAGGCGTGGGTGCAGACGTCGCTCGACGGCGGTACGACCTGGATGGATATCGCCAACTTTGCTTTCACCACGGCCGCGGCGAGGCGGGCGTACAACCTGACAGCGGTGGCGGTGACGTCGATCGCCACGCCGGTTGACGGGACGCTCGCTGACAACACCGCCGTTAACGGCTTTCTCGGGACGCTGTTCCGGGTGAAGTACACGACGACAGGCACGTACAGCGGCGCTACCAGTCTGAGGATCACGGCGGTGCCGCAGTGAGCGACTGGGGCGGGTACAAGGCGCTGCAGGACGAGGCGCGGGAGATCGCGAAGGCCGAGCGCGAGAAGCCTCCCACGGACTGCCCGCAGTGCGGCGAGCCGCTTGAGTACAACGAGCGGCGCAGTCTTTACAACTGTCCACTGGGTCACTACCGCGTGACGGGGCGGAGGTGAGCGCATGGAGATCGGCTCACCCTACGCCACGGCTATCGAGTACGCAGAGGCCCACGGCAAGGACGACACGAGCGACCTCGACGTGGTCGAAGTGGACCTGAAGGCGATCTCGCGGTTTATGGAAAAGCGTCTCGGGCGGTTCTTCAACAAGGACGCTGCGGCCGTTACGCGGGTATTCGACCCGCCTGCGTCCAGCAGCGAACTGCTGCTGAACTGCGACCTCGTGAGTGTCACCTCGATCAAGATCGACACCGACGGTGACGGGGTGTTCACGGACGCGCTGGCGGCGACGGATTACGTGTTGCTGCCGCGCAACGCAGCGGATGGCCCGGAGCCCGAACCCTATCGCCGGGTACATCTGACGGCGGGCACGTTTACGCCCGGACAGGCTGTCGAGATCAGCGGCGTGTGGGGCTGGCCGGCGGTGCCGGAGCCGATCAAGCGGGCCTGTGTCCACCTGACGGCCATGTTGCGGCTCGAGGGCGGGCGGGGAGAGACGACGGTATCAGACATCGGGCAGATCGTCAGCGCGAATCCGAGAGCGATCGGGCTCGTTGACGACCTGGCAAGGCACTACACGATTCCCACGCTTTAGAGGCGGGTTTGTAATGGCCACAGCAATCGGGATCAGCGTCCGCATCAAGAGTTCCCAACTGCTCAACGACCCGAGCGGCGTGATCGACCACTTCATCAAGTCGGAGGCGCTGGAGAAGTTCGAGACGCGCATCAGGCAGGGCAAGCGCCGCCCTCCCAATCTCGGCACGCGTAGAAACACGATCACCAGCACCACCGAAGGATTGACGCTGACGGCGCTTTCGACGTTACGCCGGCCGCGTTACACGGGCAAGTCATGGGCGCGCAAGAACATCGCCATCATCAAGTCGATGGCACCGCGCGTGATGAACGCCCTCGCCAGACGGCTGGCGTTTGCCGCGGCGTCGCGTGAGGGGTGGAGGTGAGTTGGGTGACGATCCGTGACGCGGTGAAGGCGCGATTGGACACCATCAGCGGGCTGGCGTCGTATGACGTCGTGCCTGACACCTCGCCCTCGGGGGATGTGGCGATGGTGCTGCCCGACGAGCCGCTGATCGTGCCGTCAGCGGCGAGAGGAAAGCTCGACGTGAGCTTCATCGTGCTGGTGCGCTGCAAGCGCGCGACCGGGCGGGACGCGCAGGAAGCGCTTGACTCGTACCTCTGGCCTACGGGCACAAAGAGCATCGTCGCGGCCATCGAGGACGAGGACACGCTCAGTGGCAATGCGGACGCTACTCAGTTTGTCGGCGTAGGGGCGCCGCACGTCCCCGGTGTGGGCGAGGGCGGCCAGCCGGTACAGGGCGTGTACCAGGCTGAGGTGCATTTTCGCGCGAAGTGCAACGCATAGCGGAGGGCCAATTGACGTTAGCAGTACGCGACAAACTGGACATCGGCTCAGGCGCACAGCCGTTGCAGTCGGACGAATGGATCGCGCTCGATATCGTCACGACCTTTCGCCCCAACGTGCTCGGGGACGCCCATCACCTGCCGTTCGCGGACGCATCACTGAAGGCGGTGAAGGCGCACCACGTCCTCGAGCACATCCCGCGCGATTACTTCGTCTTCCACTGGGCCGGCGTGGATTCATGGATTCAGGCGCGGCACGGGCTGATCGACGTGATGAACGAGATCTGGCGCGTGCTGGAACCCGGAGGCCAGCTCTGGGTGGAGGTGCCGCTGTTCCCGACCGAGGAAGCGATCGCCGACCCCACGCACGGCTCGTTCCTCGTCAGCTCGACGTTCGACTACTTCACCCGCTGCTCGAATCACGTGGACGCACTCGAACACCTGTACACGTGCCGCGAAGATCACCGCCGCATGTACGGGATCAAGCCGTGGGAGATCAGCCGCCGAGAGCGCGTCAACCATCAGCGGATTCTCGTCGCGTTCATGACCAAACTGGAGGGCGAGTGATCCCCGAAGTTCAAGACTGGGTGCGATCGCTCTCGGTGGAGCCGCCGGTGCTGGAAGTCGGCGCGCGCAACGTCAACGGCGGCGTGCGTGACTTCATGCCCAAGCCGTACACCGGCCTCGACCTGGTTGACGGCGACGGGGTGGACGTCGTGGGCGACATCATGGACGGCGTAAAGGGCAGTTATCGCACCGTCGTCTGCCTGGAGACGCTTGAGCACGTCGAGCGGCCGTCCGTAGCGCTGAGCGCGATGCACGCCGCGCTGCAACCCGGCGGGCTGTTTGTCGGTTCCTGGGTGACGTGCTGGTCCATTCACCACGAGCCCGACTACTGGCGCGTGACGCCGCAGGGGTTTGCGTTCCTGCTCAACGACGCTGGCTTCGTAGAGATCGACACAAGGACGGGCGGACAGCCGGATACGCACGTGTTCGCGACAGCGCGGAGGGCCGCATGAAGTGGCTCGTCGTCGGCTCGCCGCACAGTGCATCTACACGTGATGTGTGGATTGGGCAGATGAAAGGTTTGGCCCTGAACGGCCAGTCGGTGCAGTCGTTCGACGTGTTCCCGTTGGGTGAGTTCTACTCGACGATCGTGGAGTACGTGCGCGAGCGGAAGATCCCCATCGCCAACTTGAAGACGATCCCCTCGCCGATGACGCTGGCCTACTCCAACGTCTTCATGGCCGCGCACCATCACGAGGTAGACGGCGTGTGGTTTGTCTCGCCGCAATACCTGCCGGTGGAGATCCCCGACCTGCTTCGGAAGGACGGCTTCAAAACGGTCGCTGCTATGAGTGAATGCCCCTACGAGGACCAGATCGACGCATCGCAGAAGGCTGCATCGTTCGACACGGTGTTTGTCAACGACCTGAACAGCGTCGAATACTGGCGACCGTTCAACCCGAATACACACTATCTGCCGCACTCCTACGACCCGGATAAGCACTTCCCGTCATGGGACCGGCCCAAGAACAGACGGTTTGCTAACTGGCAGCCGCCGGACAACGGCCACGATCACGTCGTCTACATGGGTTCCGGGTTCTCGGCGCGGCAGAAGTATCTGGAGGCGATCGACTGGGACGGCATCGACCTGCGGATCTACGGGCACTGGCCGCTGCTCCGGCCGTTCGAAGGTGAGGGGCCGTGGGAATCGGCGCTGGGATCGGTGGCACCCGAGAAGGAGTCGCCGCTGATCCCGTTCGTCGTCGAGAAGATGGTGGAGAACACGTTTACCGCGCGCATCTACAGGGGTGCCGCGATCGGCATCAACCTGCACCGCACCGAGCGCTGGTCGAACAACGCCGCGATGGTCGTTGACCAGGGTGAGGCGTACAGCATGGGGCCGCGCGGCGTCGAGCTGGCAGCGTGTGGCTGCTTTCAGATCTCCGACGAGCGGCAGGAGATCAGAGACGTATTTGGAGATTCTGTCCCGGTGGCTTCTGGCCCGGAGCACATGGGGCAACTCATCAGGCAGTACCTCGCGGAACCCGTCAAGCGACGGGAGCTAGCGGTCCGCCAACGCGAGGCGATCAAAGGGCGCACGTTCGAGAACAACCTGAGGCGTGCGTTGGAGCTAGCAGCGTAGGAGGTACGCATGGCAACCATCTTGGCCAGTCGCGCGCTCATTTTGTTCGGCACGGGCGCCGACTCACTCGCGATGTCGGCAGTGGCGGAAACCCGCAACTGGGACATCTCCATGACGCCGGAGTTCGCCGAGGACACGGTGCACGGCGACACGTTCAAGACGCGCACCCCGACCTTCCAGGACTTCTCCGTGTCGGTCACGGCCCTGATGTCGGACGTTGTGTCGTCAACGGCTGCGCTGGGCGCGAAGGGACTGATCACCATCGCGCTGGCGAAGACGAGCGGCAAGTTCTACCTGTACCCGGACTCAGCGGTGGCATCGATCTACTGGTCCGGTCGTGGGTACATCGCGCTCGACACGAACGACGCGCAGTACACCGACTTCTCGAACTTCAACTTCTCGATCACGGCAGCGGTGCCGCCGAACTACGTCGGAGCAGCGAGCTAAGCAATGGTGGGCGGAACAGCGGTTATGCCCAAGCCGCCCACCGGCATCAACCTCAAGGGCCGGGACGCGGAGGTATGGCGGGACGGCACGCAGATCGGCGTGCTGCACCGCTGGAAGATCAAGGGGTGGTCGGAGGACTGGGAAGGAGACGCACAGCGGTACGCGTTGCCGGAGATCGGCGGCGAGATCGAGGTGCGGTTCTTCCTCAGCTTTCACGGCGAGCGAGCGCTGGAACTGCGTGCCCGCGGACACGTTCTCCAGCCTTTCATAGCGGACAGCCAGATGCACCTGGACGGGGTGCAACTGAAAGGCACACGCCTAGAGGTGGCGTGAAGGAGGACAGGTGGAGACGCAGAGAGTTGAACTCGCCAACGGGCAGTGGGCGGTACTCCGCACCACGCCGAAGGTGAGGGACGGCGTGGAGCGCGAAGCCGCTCAGCGGGAGCGAGGCCCGAACCCGCTGCTTGATTCCGTGCTGTTGCTGAGGCAACGGATCACCGCGTGGAGCTTCGGCGACGAAGTGACGGACGACGGCGTACAGGATCTCGACGACGAGGACGCGTTGACGCTCCTGCAAGTGCTCGTCCCGACAGCCAACGACACACCCGACCCAAATGCATCAAGTCCTTCGCGATCTGGTGGGCGGCGGAGGACGAAGGCCGAGGTGGACCCCCAGTCGAGTGGAGGGTAGGCGAGCAGTGTCGGCAGTTTGGCGGCTTGCCCGACGAGGGCGGCGTACTCGACCAGAACCCGCTGCTGCTGAACACGATCAGCGTGATGCGGCGCTTTGCGCGCGTCTACTCGCAGTATCAGCACGACCGCAAGAACGTGCAGCCGGAGGATATGGCGTTCCTCGAGGCCGTACACGACATGGTGGGGGAGTTCTAGTCGCGGCGCAGGGCGTCGCGGAGCAGGTTCTCGGCGTTGGACCAGTTCTCGGCGTTCGCTTCGGTGCACGCCGCGATGATGATCACAGAGTCCACCGCAGCGTCCGTACTGCCGTCGGCGCGAACGGCGCGGCCGGCGCTGGTGCAGTCATTGACTGTGATGTCGCGTGCCTCGATCTGTTCGAGGATGCGCGCGCCGTATTCCCGCGCAACAGCCGTTGTGAATCGGGTGCTCCCCGGTGTCGCCGTGGGCGTGGGATCGGCGTTGCTGCTGCCAGAGCAGCCAACGATTCCCAGCACCGTGATCGCCGCGAGTACGAACCTCATGCCGTCAATCGTGAGCACATCTCAGGCGTAGTGGCAAGCGGGGGCGTCAAGTAGTGGCAGCCACGATTGGCCAACTCGGACTCCAGATCACCGCCTCGAACACGGCGAGCAAGGAACTCCAGCGCCTCGCTTCGGACATGCAGCGCGTCGAGAAGCAGGCGAACAGCCAGAAGGGGTTCGGGCAGTTCGTCAACAACTTCAACCGCGACGCCGCGACGATAGCTACCGGCTTCATCGGCGCACAGGCCGCGATGAAGGCGTTCCAGGGCGGGCTGAGCGGCACGATCGGCGCTGCCATCGACTTCGAGTCCTCGTTCGCAGGCATCCGCAAGACGGTAGACGCGACCGAGGAGGAGTTCGACACACTCGCCAAAGCCAACCGCAAGATGTCGCGCGAGCTGCCGCTGGCGGTGAACGAGATCAACCGCATCGGCGAACTAGCCGGACAACTCGGCATCAGCGGCGCCGGGAACATCGTCAAGTTCGAGCGCACGATCGCTGATCTTGCCAATACGACGAACCTCACCGCCGACAGTGCGGCGACGGCGTTTGCACAGATCGCCAACGTCATGGAGTTGCCGATCGATCAGATCGACCGCGCGGGCGCGGCGCTGGTGGACCTCGGCAACAAGTCAGCGGCGACGGAAGCTGACATCGTGGAGTTCGCCAAGCGCATCGCGGGTGCGGGCAAGATAGCGGGACTGTCGGTGGCCGAAGTCGAAGGCATCGGCGCGGCGTTTGCCTCTGTCGGTGTTGAGGCCGAAGCTGGCGGCACGGCGATCCAGAAGGTGCTGACGGAGATCACGAAGGCCGCGGCTGGCTCGGGTGACTCTTTGGAGATCTTCGCGGAGACGTTGGGTATCACCAGCGCTGAGTTCCAGAAGCTCGCGAAGGAGAACCCGGCCGAGGCGTTTACGCAGTTTGTGGAAGCGCTCGGCAAGGCGGGCGACAAAGCTTTTGACATTCTCGACAAGCTGGAGCTCGGCGACCAGCGTTTGATTCGCGGGTTCCTGTCGGCGGCGGGTGCTGGGGACTTGCTGCGGCGATCGATCGAGACGGGCAATGAGGCGTTTGCGGAGAACACGGCGCTGACGGCGGAGGCTGAGAAGCGCTACAGCACGACGGCCGCGCAGTTGCAGATACTCAAGAACAACATCACCGACGTCGGGATCAGCATCGGCAACACCATACTCCCGGCGCTGAACTCAAGCGCGGAAGGAGCGACGGCGCTACTAAACGCGGTAAAGCCTGTCGCCCCCGCCTTCGAGCAGTTAGCGCGTGCCGCACCGATTGCAGCGGCAGGACTCGCAGCGTTTGCGGTGGCGTCAAGGGCAGCGCAAGGTGCGATATTCGTTGCCGAAGTAAACACACTCGGCAAGCAGTTCCCCAACCTCACCAGGCAGATGGCCGGGGCCAGCAGCGGCGCGGGATTGTTCTCTAACGCGATGCGAGGTGTTGGCGCAGCCGTCATGTCACCAGTTGGTGCTCTGGTTGCGTTCACTGTTGCAGTGGCGGCGCTTGACTTCGGCCTCAAGAAGTTCACCGGGGAGGGCATCCTCGAAACCCTGTCCGATGCAGACGAGAAAGCCGACCGTGCAGCGAAGTCGATGGAGCGATTCGGCGACACGGCCGAGCGCGTGGCGCGCCAGATTAGCGCAGGGACCAACCCAGCGGTAGCGCTGGGCGATGCCGTCCGCAAGATCGGTGTGGACTTCGAGGCAACCGGCGACGAGGCGCGTGAAGCGCTAAAGGTCTTTGAAGACCTCGGCATCGAACTCGATGAAGTCCCCGCCAGCAAGTTGGCGGAGGTGAGCAAGGATGCCGCGGCTGGCCAGAAGGTGCTCGTTGAGCAACTGACGGCAACGCTGACCCAGGCCGACGACGCGGCGAGTGCATACGAAACCATCTCCGAAGAGCTTGTGCAGATGCACAGGGAAGGGACGATCTCACAGGAGACGTTCAACCTTCTCAGCCGCGAACTGACGGCGGCAGCATCGAAAGCGGACATATTCGCGCACAGCGGACACGAACTCGCCAACGAGCAGCGTGAATTACAGAACGCGATGCGCGACAGCGTGGAGCCGACAGTCGAGTACGCGGAAGGATTGGCTGGCGCAGCGAAGTTTGCCGACGCACTGGCGCAGGCGAACACCGATCTGGAGGCGACCGTCAAGGCGGTGGCCGATGCGTTCAGTCAGCGCACACTCGGCGAGATCACACTCGACCGCCAGATCGCCGATGTCAACGTCCTGATCGCACGCTACGAGGCCGCAGGCACTTCGGTGCCTGCGGACCTGCTGAAGATTCGTGATCAACTCGTCGCTAATCAGGACGCTGCGGAGACGACCACACGTGCCGCCGTCCTCAGGTTCGAGGAGTTTGCAAAGACAATCCGCGACGCCGGCGGCGATGTGACGGGCCTTACCGATCTCATCAACGGCCTGCCGGAGGAGAAGCGGACAGCTTTCATCGCTGACGTGTCCCAGTTTCTCGGCTCGGCTGCGGAGGTGGAGCGGTTCATCGACCTAGTGAACAAGAACCCGCAGCTCAACCTGGAAGTGGCGCTCAAGATCGCTGGCCGCTTCGACGAGGTGCGGGACTTCGTAGAGTCGCAACCGAGCGTGAGCCGCAACGACCGCAACCTCGGATTCGCCGAGGGCGGCATCGTCAAGAAGCACCAGTTCATCGAGGTGGGCGAGGGCAACAAGCCGGAACTGATCCTCCCGCTCACCAAGCCCGACCGCGTGAGCGCGCTGCTGGACCAAGCGGGGCTGCTGAAGGATTCCTTCCAGGATGGCGGGTTCACCTTCGACGATCTGGCGCACGGCAGGAGCCCGACCGGATCGCGTTCGGGATCTGCGGCAGGTGGCGGCGGTTCGGTTGACGTCGGGAACGAGGCCAAAGACTTCGCCGAGTTGGCAAAGCAGATCAAGTCGTCCGGCAAGAGCGTCGGTGAGTTCGTTGCCGAGTTGGAGCTGTATCAGGAGCAGCAGCAGGCCACGGGTACAGCCGTCAGCATCTTTGCAGACGACCTGATCAGCGTCGGCGAAGCCGCGGCGTTGGGCCTCACGCCGGCGCAGGCAGCGGCCTTTGAGTTACAGCATGCCGCGAACCAGTCTCAGCTTGCGGCCGAGGAGTCGGCGTTCGAGTTCGCGAAGTTAGGCGCGGTGCTTGGCGAGCAGGGCGTGACCGGTGAGGCGTTCCAGTTCCAGATGGCGCTGGTGGCCATCGGCGACGAGCTGAAGGAGTCCGGCCGTTCGGTGACAGAGTTCCTGCGCGACATCGCGGCGGATGCGGTGGACGCGCTTGATGACGCCTTCGGCAGCCTGCGATCACTGCCGACCCGTGAAGCGGCCGACGTCGATCTCGAACTGGCGCAAAAACAACAGGAGCGATTCCGCAAGAAGCGCGAGGGTGCGAGCGAGGACGAGCTACGCGCCATCGAGGAGACGATCGACGGGCTGCGCGAACGCAGGGCCGAGCTCGATAGCAACGTCGACGTGCTGGAGGCGCAGCGCGTCGTTGCTAACCAAACGCTGCTGACGGAGGAGGAGCGCGACTTCGCGATGGCGTTGAACATCATCGCGACAGAACGCCAGACGCGGGCGTATGACGAACTGTCGCACTCGGCCGCGCTGGAACAGATCGCGCGCCAGAACCTCGTCGATGCAATGAGCATCGCAGCAACGGCGTACCAGGCAAACGCTGGCGTGGACCCGTTCAACGCGCAGGAAAAGGCGTACATCAACGCCGTTGCCCGTCAGCGTGGGGAACCGGAGCCGTACCCCGGCTTTGCGCGCGGCACCAACTACGTACCGCGGGACATGGCGGCTTATTTGCACAAGGGAGAGGCCGTCGTGCCGGCAGCCGTCAACCGCCAGTTAACAGCGGGCAACCCGGCACCGTCGTTTGCCAACTACGGCACCGTCAACGTGAACGTCCGTGCCAACAGCCCGGACCAGATGATGCGCGAGCTGGATCGCTACTTCAGGAGTTAGACGATGCCCTGGCGCTTTACTCCTGAGACGTATGACGGCACCGATATCAACGACGCCAACTATAGTTCGAAGTTCCGGCACGCCAATGCGCCGCTGCAACTCGTCACGCGCGATCCTGTCGAGTTAGAGATCCCCGGAGACTACAGTTTCCCCGAATCACCACGCGCGCAGGCGGCAAGTGCCTACCTCACGCTGCACGTCACCGTACTGGCGAGCACACAGACGGGGCTCAACGCTGCCCGCAGGCTGTTCGACCGGCTCAAGGGGTTTGTAGATCTCACGGTGTCGGACGGCGACGCCAACACGTGGACGATCCCTGTGCGGTGCGTGAGCTTCATCGAGGCACAGGGCGAGCCTAATACATTCGTCGCCACCCTCTATACCAACCGCCCCATCCTGGAATCCGCCACCATCGTTGACACCCTCCGCACGATCACCGTCTCCGGCTCAACGTTCGACCCCGCCGTGACAGTCGGTGGCACCGTCAGGAACTACCCGCTGTTTGATTTCGTGGGGACGGTGGCCAAAGTCAACAGCGCGGACTACAACCGCCGCTGGCAAGTGATCATCGCATGGCGCTCGGAGTTCCCCGGCGAAGACAGCATGGGGAACGGCTACCCGATCGACATCGCAAACGACTCGCTGAACACGTCGGCGGAAGTTACCGCCACGCGCATGCAGGCGGACGGCGACGACCTCCGGGTATATGTGGATGGCGTGGAGTTCCCGCGCCTCTTGGACGGCATAAACACCACCACGACAAAGGTGTGGGTACCGATCCACTTCTCACCCGGCAAGAACGCCACGATCGTCACGACGACGGGGGCTAGCTCGATCCCGGCGAACGGCGAGTCGATGGCCGTCAACGAGGATCTGACAGGCTGGCCGGAACGCGGCTACTTCAAGATCGAGAACGAGTGCATGTGGTACGGCTCGCGTACCACCGACACCTTCGAGAACATCAAGCGCGGGGTACGCGGCACGAGCGGCGCGATCCATTCGTCAGGCGTGCGGCTCGACTGGGTAGAGCACGACATCCAGATCATCAGCAACTACACGGCTGCGGCGAACCCTCCCGTACCGCTGCTGGCGATCACGCCCACGTCTACGAACCTCGCGCACACGTATCCCGGTGGCGGGACGGGCACATGGGTTGGGGCCACAGCACAGCGCTATGGCCAGATGCGCGCGAAGTACACCGCCGACAACGTGCGCGCCTCGGGCATTACTCTTGGCGAGGGTGCGACGCTGCTGATGGTGGAACAGGAACCCACGGCCACGTACTACCCGTACAACAACGCTGAGCTGTACGTGCCGTGCGGGGTGAAGGCGGCGGCGAGCGCGCTGGCGTTCGATATCACCGATTCCAACATCGGTGGCGCCAGTGGCGTTGTCGGTTCGTCCGTGGTGCTCAACGGGCGCGTGTTCGGCGTGGACGCTGGCACGGGCATCGAGTCTTTGCTGGCGGCATACGACCGGCCCAACCGGGGCACGGGCAAGACGATCACGCCGGGGGCGGTGCTGAACCGCATCAGGCTGAACGCTATCTATGTTGCGATCACGGGGGCCTTCCGTCCCGGTGCAGTTGCAGACTTCGCGTTATCGAACGTGGGCCACGGCGGCAACGCCGAAAACGCTCAGGGGTTCACGCTCGACCAAGACACCACCGTGGAGAACATCGCATGGTGGGCGGCCGAGAGCGCATCAGGCGATACTCGAACGGCGATCACATGGATCAGGCGCCCCGGTAGCAGTAGTGCTCCTGACGGTGTTGACGAGGTGGTTACGCGGACGATCGCCAATGCCAAGTTCAGCACCACGGCGCAGTGGGTTTACACAGACTCGCTTACGGGCGGCGGCAATAGAATCGCCTCCGGCTCGAAGTTCGCGATGATCGTCGGTGACGCCACCAACGCGGGCACGCTCTCTCTCGACAACGCGAACAAGAACTATGCACGCGGCAACGCTTGGGCCGAGGCCGCGTCGGTATGGACTGATCTCGGTTCGACTGACTTCGCCTTCTTGCTCCTCGGTGACGGCTCGGTGGTGCAGCCGGAAGCGCCGTCCAACCTGCGCGGCTC